AGCTGTGTTTGTTTACCTGTTGTGTAAGAATCATCAGTAAATAAATTTCCTGTACCGTCGCCATGCATTAACAATAATGTATTTCCATCTGTTGTAAACGCTGATGTTGGAGGTGTAAAATTAGCACTATACCTTACTGAATTAGAAATTCTAATTTCATCCAGATAACCATTTAAATATCGTGAATTATATGGAGCTCCACCAATTCTTAAAACTTGAGTAGTAGTATCAATAGTATCAGCACCTGAATAACTTGCTTCTGAAACTCCATTCAAATAAAGATTCCAATTACTACCGTTTCTAACTATAGCTACATGATACCATGTATCTGTATTTAAGGTTGTTGTACCTTGAATACTCCTTAGATCAGCACCATAATCCCAATAGAACCTTAATTTATGACCACTATCATCATATAAGTAAAATTCCCAACCACCAGAATATCCCGGACCACCACTAGTCCAATTAGAAGCTATAATTCTATCACCACTTCCAGTATCAGTCTTAATCCATCCTTCCACCGTAAAATTATCAGAACCAAAATTCCAATTAGCATGATTTGCCAGTTGCAAACAATCATCAGTACCATCAAAATAAATTGATGATGTACCAAACTTTTTCTCAACAGGTATATGTTTATTACCAGATTCAGGAGTAATTGTACGACCATAACTACTACTATCTGTGAATGTAGTCGATTCAGAATTTTCGTTTGAATGAATCAAAAGTAAAGTATTAGCATCACTTGTAAAAGCTGTTGTACTTGGTGTAAAATTAGCTGTATAACGAGCAACATCAGAAATACGAATTTCATCAGAATAACCTGAAAAATTTCCTGGCGCTCCGCCACTGCCTATCCAAAGAGGATTTGTAACATTTGTATTCGGACCCATTGTACCAGTAGCCGAAGCTTCAATAGTTCCGTTTATAGCTAGACTCAATTTATTACCTTCTTTAATCATAGCTATATGATACCAAGTATCTACACTAACTTGCGTTGTAGAATCCATATTAACTCCACCGGCTCCATTCCCACCTCCACAACCAACTTGGATTACATTATTAGTATCTGTTTGCATATAGAAGTTAATATTTCCCCATGCATTAGAACCACCATTATGACATATAAGATTCTTTTTGTTACTAAGATCGTCAAAGTTAAACCAACCCTCAACTGTAAAATTTGTTCCAAAATCCCAATCAGGTGAGTCTGGAATATTAAGAACACCATTTGAACTAGTGTGTAGTATTGACGAATTACCAATCTTTGCAATATAATTAGAATGTTTAACATCAGCTACGGGTGCAATAAGATTACTTTTAACTTCATCCGATGTAAATGTTACACTATTATTTGCTTGATCTCCATGAATTAATAATAATGTTTGATTATCTTTTACAAACTTTGTTTTACTTGGTGTGAAGTTAGAAGTATAGCGAGCTACATTTGACACCCGATATTCATCCATATAAGCGTCCAATTCATATTGTGTTGAATGTGATTTTCCGATTTTTAAAAGAGTATCAGGGAAAGCCATTTTACCAACTTGTGTAGCAGATCCGGAAAGAGCAACACCATCAAGATATACTTTGATATTACCACTTCCTGTTCCAGACCTAACAGCTGCTACATGATACCATTGATTAGCACTAAGATTAGAACTATTAAAAGCCGCATTATTTGTACTTGTAGTTCGACCTTGCCAGTAAAGTTTTGAATCTGCAAGCTCGAATAATATTCCAATATCAGCATGTGCAGAATCAGCTATTGAAGTGGAAAAGATTGAACCTCTACCACCCGGATGTGATACGTCATTGAAGTAAATCCAAGTTTCAATAGTAAAATCAGATTCAAATTGCCACTTATCTTCTTTAGGTAAAGATAAATAATCACCAGTTCCATCAAACTTAATTACAGATGAACCAACTGGTGGCGATGAGTCCATATGATTAACATTAGTTACAGTAATAGCATAACCATTGGAGCTACTATCGGTGAATACTGTGCTACCATCCGTTGTATCTGATTGAATCAATACAACAGTATTTGAATCATTAGTGAAAGCTTCTGTTGGAGGAGTAAAATTAGCTGTATATCTTGCACTATCAGACAGTCTAACTTCATCCAGTTTACCACCCCAAGATTCCATAGCACCATAAGAACCTATATACAGAGGAGATGTAACATTAAACCAAGGCGAAGTATTACTATATTGAAGTTCCTGATTACCGTCAACATAACATTTAATATTATTTGTTCCCGTTCCATTTCTAACCCAAGCTACATGATGCCAATTTCCATCATGCAAACCAGTTGGCCCAAATAAACCATTATGGCCAGGTCCTTGAATCATTAATTGACCATTTGAAGAATCACGAAAACCAATCTGTGCGGTTGCAGTTCCTCGTCTTGAAATTATAGTACCACCTACACCAGAATGATCTGAAGGTACGAAATTAAACCAAAATTCAACAGTAAAATCTCCCGGGAAATTAAAATCGGTTGTATGTGCCAATGATAATTCTGAAGCTGCATTAGCACCATTTCCATGAAACTTCATACAAGAAGAACCAATCTTTCCTGAACCACCTGCCAATGCAGTAGAATACTTAGCATCACCGTGAGGAGTTATAACACTTGCTGTATTTCCAACCGAACTAGCACCTTGTTGATTAGCAAACTCTGCTTTCATCTTAACTGCTGTACCAGTACCACCTGATAATGTAGTTTTTGGTAATGTAAGTAACTTGGTTGTTCCATCAAATGTAATTGGATTATCATAAGAAGCAGCTTCTGTCCAGTTAGCACCATCATCACTTGAAAGATGAACTTTCAAATCAGTACCGATTGTAGATGCATTATCTGTCGCATCAGAATACATCATTATACCAGATACTTCACTAACTGTTGCATCAGCTGTTGTTGATGTTGAAATTAAAGTTCCTACTGTATTAGTTGTTGATGATGATACTGTATAATCACTTAGAACCGGTGGTGTAAAATTAGCACTCCATCTTGCTATCGTACTCATTCTCGGCATTTGAATATAACCATTCCAAGAATATGAAGTTGAACCACCACCCGGCCTAAAAGGGTAATTAGCATCAGAAGCAGGGCGAGAAGATGAAGATAAACTCATATCATTTACTCCATCTATATATGTTTTCCATGAACTTCCATCCACTACTAGGGCAACATGATGCCACTCATTATCTGATACCACTATTGAGCCTGTTGAGTTGAAATCCCAACCACCCAAACTACTACTCATTAAAATACGAACCTTGCCGCCGTTTGAAACCATAAATCGTATGCAATCGTAAGACCCTGATCCCTGCTTATTAAACATATCTTGTGAATCAGTTGCCGATGTTTTAATCCAACAATCGTAAGTCCAACTGTTTGATGCAAGCCAGGGTTGAGTGTCCGCATGAGGAATTGTTAGTTGATCCCCCGTAGAGCTGGTTGAACCATCAAAATAAATACTTGAAGTACCAAATTTAGCTGCACCAGTATCCCAACGCACACCGTCAACAACAGTTACGGTCAAAGGGCTTGATGATTGATCTGTAAAAGTTTGCGAACCGTTTGCTTCTGTTGTTTGACCAAGCAAAAAGAGGTTGTCAGAGTCAGGCGTCGATGTCTGAATTGTAGTAGATATATACTCATTAGTTGTATCTCTCTTAACACCAATAGAACCTGTGTTTGGTGTATCTGGTATCTGAGCTGCAGCCTCACCATGAAGTAATAACTTTGTATTTGCATCTGGTACAAAGACAGTTGTTTGAGGTGTAAAATCAGCAGTATATCTTGCGACATCACTAACTCTAATTTCATCCATAGAACCTTTTACAGGAAAACCTTGTCCTCCTTCATCATATCCAACCCAAATATTTTTAGATGTATCATTTACATCTCCCGTTTCAGCTTGAGTACCATCAGCCTTACCATTTAGATAATATGTCATTTGTCCACTAGCACGAACTAAAGCTATATGATGCCATGTGTCTAAAGCCATTCCAGTAGAAGTTGTCAATAAAGTGCCACTATCAACTTTAATATGCATGGTTGGAGGATTGGCATTTGTTGTTTGGATTACTATACCACCACCACTACCATAATTTTGATCCCAAAGTGTATGATGATGAGAACCAGTATTAAATCTTGCCCAAAATTCGATTGTCCAATCTCCGGTTCCAAAATGGAAATCAGAATGATTTGTTATATAAAAATATTTATTAGTAGCATTACTAAAATCCATAGCAGATGCTGCTACTTTACTTAGAAGCTCATGCTTTACACCTCCACTTCCAGAATTAGCAGTATTAGAAATAGGATGTGCAGAACTACTACTATCAGTAAATCCATCACCTTCAAAAAATTTAAGTTCCGCAATAACCCATGAACTACTGACACCCATATCTGCATTAGCCAATAACGACCAGTATCTATGAGAACCCGCTCCAGACGTTACCGATAAAAATTGTTCAGTAGAACTATAAGTTGTAGATAATGCAACTGTTTGATGGTTTGTCCAGCTAGTACCATCATCCGAATAACGCACTTTGACAGAGGATATCCAATTATCACTATTCCCATTTTGCCTTCCCAAAATCGAAAACGCACTCATCTCAAAAGCATTTCCTGCCCCAGCATCATAACCAATATAACTGATACCAGTTCCTTCAGCTGCAGTTTCATCAGAACACCAATAAGTACCTGTATCATTATCAAAAGCTTTTGAGGCAGTATTGCTACCAGCGTGACTATAAGATAAAGCCGTTCCTCCTAATGAAGTCTCTGTTAATGGATTAGTAGTATCAGAATGAACCAAAAGTTTTGTATTGGCATCACTAGTAAATTTTGTTGTTTGAGGTGTAAAGTTAGCTGTATATCTTGCAACATTAGAAACACGAATTTCATCAAACAGAGTTCCATCTTGAACTTCTTTGTTTCCACCTCCATTGGTTTGTTGCTTTCCAAGATATAAAGGCGCACTAACATTTCTTACATCTAAATCAGCCTTAATCTTTTTTGCTTCTAATGTTCCATCTAAATAACCATAGATAGCATCACCATATCTAACAAGAGCAAGATGATGCCAGTTATCATCAAGAATATTTATCGAGGAATTTATATCACTTCCACTAGCACCAAAAGCTGCACCTGTACCTCCATTATGTCCAACATAAGCTTGCAATCTACCACTACTATCTGTATTAATCTGCCATCCTATATCTGACCATCCACCATCAGCAGCATTACCTAAAATTCCAGAACCAGCTGTTACACCTGAAGCTTTATACCAAAGTTCTACTGTAAAATCATTAGTTCCAAATTCCCAATCAGTATGGTCAGGTATAGATAAATGACTAGTACCATCAAATTTAATTACTGATGCACTATCAGTAATAACACTACCAATCAATGCAGGTCCACCATTACCCATGTTTAATGTATGACTACTGCCACTATGATCTTCTAAAGTTCCTGCGGCACTAAATCCTGATACACCATTATACGGAAGCCAACCAGTATCATCTTCAAAGTGGTCATAATATGATTGTACCAAATTCATTTTTGTTTTGTTTTCAAGATTCATCCAATGCATACCAACTGAATTTAAGGCATGCCATTGAGGCGTTACATCACTAGTAAACGAATTAGGTAAAGACCCAGTAAGTTTACCAGCATCCAATGAAACGATCTTAGAATTGGTTAATGTATGTCCAGAAGGAAGGACACCTTCAGTTGCTTGAAGTCGTAGAAAAAGAATAAATATTTCAGTACCAGCTACAGGAGCTTCATCAAAAGTCAATGTTGTTCCAGACACCGTATAATCGGTCGTAGGTATTTGAGTAATACCATTCAACGATACCATAATTTCTTCTGGATTTGTAACAGAATTATTTAATGTAACTGGTGTAGTTGTTGCATTACCAGTACCTCTTTGATATTCAACATAGTCTAATGCTTTAACAGTTGTTAAATGTAATTCTCTTTCAATAAAAACAACGAATGTTGCTTGAGTTGGTGCTGAAGCAAAAACAATGTTTTTACCATTAACAGTAAAAGCAACGCCTGGCTCTTGAATAATACCACCAACTGAAACAACCAAACCATTCTCTGCTGAATAATAGTCTAGCTCAAACGTAGTAGTTACACTATCAAATGCTAGAGTCTGTTTTTCAAGAACACCGCCTTCAATGTCTTGTCCTATATAAGCCATTTATTGTCCCTTCCGTATTAATAATTGACCGCCCAACCATGTAGGCGTTGTACTTTACCATCTACTGCTGGAGTTGATTCATAAAATTCTACTTCAGCAACATACATATCCACATATTGACCAGCTATGATAGCAACCCAAATATATTGGTATTGAGTTGCAGTTATACCAGACATCAACTCTCTAGGGTCGCCAGAATATGGAGCTGTTGTCCCAGTAGCTATCGTACCTACGAGTGTTCCATCTGTAGCATTAGCTGGTGCAGTATTTGAACCATATAGTCTTATATCAAAAGTATGACTATTATTGTTTATATATCCAGTATTAGTTGCTGCCCATATTTTTACACCACTAATTATTTTGCCATTACCACTTCCCCAGTCTTTTCCGAGAAAACCAGTTGTTCCTCCTCTATGTGGAGAAGCACCACTAGCTGCATTTTGAGTACCATCAAAAGCATTACCAATAGCTACACCAGTTGTAAAATCACCTATAATTGTTCCTGTTGCTTGTGCAACCATCCCAGTTTGTCCAGCTTGTCCTGCTGCCTGATTTGCCCATTCGGCTTTCATCTTAACTGCTGTACCAGTACCACCTGTTAATGTAGTTGATCCAAGAGGAACCATTTTTACATTACCAGAAAATCCCATTGAATTTCCATAAGAAGAAGCTTCTGTCCAGTTAGCACCATCATCACTTGAAAAATAAATTTTTAAGTCCGTTCCTAATGTTCCTGTACCTTCTGCATCTTCATAGAGCATAACACCAGATGCTGTAGAAACAGTATTAGCTGCTGTGGATGCTTTAGAAATGAGTGTACCTGTTGCATTTGTTGTTGAAACCATACTTGCTTCTTCAAATTCCCATTCTGTCATTCGTGAATATGTATTACCGGGCGCGCCATTAACTATTCCACTAACACCAAGTACCTGATAATAACGCCATGCACTCGTATTTGCACTTAGCTCAGTTAAAGTATTAACATTTGCACCACCCAATGTAAAACTACTACCTATATCTGTCCAAGTAGTAGCATCATTAGAAACTTGCCATTTCCAATCACCATGAGGATTTATCGAACCCGCCTGATACAATTTAGCCTCTTTAATTACTTTATGATTTGCAGTATCAGCTCCGTAATCAAATCTAATATATTTACCAGTAACATCTTGATTATCATACGGTAACCATCCATTTGTATTGTTATCAGCATTTGTACCATCAAGCAAATTTGTAACTACACCATTTCCAGAATCGTTCAAGGTACTTGTAGCAGTAATTGTACTTCTTCTATCACCAGTAACATAGGCAGCATTACCGACTGTTTCTGATGCTGAAGCAACATACTCACCAGCTGTATCACGGTCAACATCAGTTTCCGTCAAGATTCCACTATCATCTTGAAAAACATCAATATATGCTTCTGGTAAATTATATGCTATTTTATTTTCAGATGTACCAACGTGCAAAGCAAGACTTGCAATAGACTGATCTAATGTTGTCGTATTAACACCCATGCTACCTGGCAAACTACCAGTAAGTTTAGAAGCATCCATACTAACAATATGTGCATTTGTTACTGAAGCATCATTAACTGCAAATGCCTGTGCTTGATTTGCTAGATGATAAACAAGAATGGCCACTCCATTTGGAACGGCCTCGTTGAATGTTAATGTTGTACCATTAACCGTATAATCTGTCTCAGGTGTTTGTGTAACACCATTTAACATAACCATAATACTTTGTGCATTATTGGCTGCGGCACTAAGCGTTACTGGTGTTGTTGTATTATTACCTGTTCCAGATTGATATGTAATACTTTCTCTTGTAGCACCTGCTATCAACTCTTTACCCAAATATATCACATAAACAATATTTCCTGTTACTGGAGCCTCGGAAAAAGTTAATGTTGTTCCAGATGCCGTATATGCTACATCAGGTTCTTGAATAACACCACCAACTGAAACCAATAAGCTCTTTGCGTCTTTAACTGTGGTATTCAACGTGAATACTGTGGTTGAGCTATTGGCTGTGAAGGATTGTTTATCCAATGTGCCGTATTGAATATCTCTACCTATATAAGCCATTTAAATTATCCTTTATTAATTATTATTGATTATCCGTTAAATGAGATTAATTAACATCTTCCAAGATTGAACAGACAACATCACAAGCACCAGAAGCCGTTACACGAATACTATCGTTACGCTCAAGGATAATTTTCTGTCCTGAGATTACTTGTAGTGAACTACCGGAAGGGATTGGAGCATCTTTAACAATAAACGCATCTGTACCAGCTGAATTATCAAGAACCTCAGCAGAAGCAGTTACTGCACTAGATGTTGTATTTGAAATATCCAATTCAAGAATAATACTGTCTTTTGATGCGGGAGCTGTGTAAACTGTTGCCGCCGTGGTTACACCTACTGATTGTACGCCTTTAAAATCATTAGCCATTTTTTTGTTCCTTTTTTATAGATATGTTATTAACAGATGGTTAGTGTTACGGAGTTTTACGACTCATACCAATATTTATAATTCTACACCACTAGAAAATCATTATATAACAAATTAATTTATTTTTTTTAACCTAAAGCTATTGCCATGCCTACTGCAAAGCCTTCTGAAGCACCGCTAATAGATAATACTGTATTTACCCATCTATTACTTGCTAAATCATACTGTAATATATCATTATTAGCAGGATTAGTAATATTAGTAGGTAATTGTGATGATGCACTAGTAGATACTTGAGCATCAACATATGATGTTGTTGCAACTTTTGTAGAGTTATCTCCACTTGTTTGTGTTACTGCTGTCGTTTCACTAGCTATAGAACCAACTAATTGACCCTGTAAACTGGTAGTTGCAATAACATCTGTTGCGTTAATTGTCGTTCCATTGACATTAGTAGCACTTAAAGTGCCACCAGTAAACGTACCATCACCAGTTATATTGATAGTACCAGTTCCTGTAACAACTTTTCCATTTAAATCTAAATCACCACCGAGTTGTGGTGTCTGGTCGGTTGATACTTCTATTGTTCCTGTGAACGTCTGAGCCGTAATAGTACCCGTTACAGTAATATTTGATGCGCCACTACCATTATTTATAATATTAAAATCATTCAGGTCTAAGTGGCCACCGAGCTGAGGAGTAGTATCATCAATAACATTTTCCATATCATCACTATCACTAGCAACGATTTCATTGATAGCATCCACAAGACTACCTTTAGCTGTAGTAGATAATGAAGTCAAATCACCATTTTGTGATCCAAGGCTATTGGTCTTTACTCTCCATTGCTCAAAAGTATCTGATAAATTTATCGTTACGGTTGACATTTTTATTGTTACTCCTTATTCTGTTATTTCTTTCCAATTTGTTGTTGCTTCATCCCACTCATAATCTTTACCATCACCTGGGTTCTCATCAGTTGCATTTTCGTTTGGATGTGGTACAGGGCAAATCCAAATGCACATTTCTTCATTTAAAGTCCAGCTAGGAAAAGGCTGTGGAGGAATAAAAGCATCTCTATCTTTATCATAAGTATACCCAATACCAGCAAAGTTCTTTCTTAATGCTACACCATCATCTTCTTCTAAGGTTATTGGATCATAATGTTTTCCTGCTTGTGTATTATAAGAGGTTTGAATCCATTTACTAGGATCGCCCAAATTCCCACTATTAACATACTCTTGTTTAACAACAAGCACTTGGACTACTTCATTGTTTTCATTTATTTGTGCAAAATGTGGCATTCAATTATCCTTTAGTAAAAAAATGGGCCATACAAAATCTACCCAATCCTTGATTTTTATATTTGTCTTGCATCCTTACTATATTTACTTCATGCAAATAATAACTTGGAAACATTATCATTCTATTATGACGACATTCAACGATTTGATTTGACTGATTAAATATTAAATCACCACCATCAAATCTTTTAGGTTCTCTATAAAACCAAATCAAAACTGTATGCATGAACTGGTCAAAGTGTTCACCATACTTATCTGAATTTTCATAATAACTAATGACTGAACAATCTTGATTTGTTATTTCAAATGTTCTCCAAGATGGAGTTGTTTTTCTATATGCTTCTAAAACTTCCTCTGATAATATTTTTCTATATAATGTTAATATATTTGAATCTTCTCTATGAGAAATATATATATCATCTAAATAAAATCTTTTTAATTGAGCAACAGGTTTATTATTCTTATCACAAGCTACACCATAACCACCTGTTTTATAATCTATTTTAAAATCATCTTTATATGAATCTAATTCTTTCCATATTAAATTTTGTTCTTTAATATCATAAAAATCATCAATCATCATATAAGGAAAAACTTTATCTTCTTTGCATAATGTAAATTTCATTTATCATGGGGCAGGCTGTACCTGATTAATGTCATATCTAATTACTACAATTCCAGAACCACCTAAACCATTTGGATTTGAATGAGCAGCTCCACCACCACCTGTATTTACTTCACCATTACGAGAACTACCGCCACCACCACCGCCAACTCCACCTGCACCTACAGATGAACTATGAACACCAGTTGATCCTGCACCACCACCAGCATAAAATATTTCAGTTCCTGTTCTATAATCATTTCCTGCACCAGGTCCTGCTGTTGGTGTACCTCCAGCTCCACCGGCACCACCGCCACCTCCACTTGTACCACTACTCCAGGAATCTCGATCAGTTGAATTACCTCCATTAGATCCTTGACCAGATGTTCCTGATCCACCGCCAAGACCTCCATGATTACCACAACCAGCTCCACCTCCACTTCCACCTGCTCCGCCAGCACCACCGTAACCAGAACCTCGGCCTCCACCGACTGATGCCGTATAAGTGAAGTTTGTAATAGAAGAAGCATCACCTGCAACACTTTGAGACGCACCACCTGCACCAATAGTAACAACCTTTACACCTTGTTGAATTAACTTTCCAGTTTCTACAACCATTCCGCCTGCACCACCAGCTCCAGAGTGAGTTCCACCTTCACCAAGACCAGATGTTGCACCAGCACCACCACCAGATATAACTAGTATATCAACTACACCATCAGGACTAATAACAGTAAAATCACCTGTTTCAATAAAGGTATGAGATTTATATACAATATTATTTTGTGTATAGGTTTGTTCAATGCCACCAGTTGCTTGAAATGTTCCCGGGCCTCGTCTTCCTACTAACTGTGGTGCTAAAATAAAACTCATAATTCTTGTCCTATAAAATTAAAATTTATTACAACTCTTTGGTTATTATCAGTACAACTAACTCCACAATGTTCAAGGTTAGTTGGAAAAACTACTAATCTATTTTCAACTGATTCAACTTTTTCTTTACTCTCTTTAAATATAGTATAACCGTTATTACTATTCACATAAAATATGGCTGTTTGAGTCTTGTTAGTTTCATAGTCTCTATGCCATCCAGCAATCATATCTTTTTCTGGAGCAACTGTTCTCAAGTTAGCCTTTGCTCTTATTAAAACACGACATTCTAATTTCTTAATAATTGGTTTTAAAATATTAAAATAATTACTTTCGTTATAACCACAACCATCAACTGTACTATAAAATATATGAGTAAATTGAAAATCATTTATACCTGAAACAGTATCAGAATCTATTGTCACATTATTAAAAAACCATGGGAAAGTCTTTCCCAACATAATCTCTTGTATAATATTCAGTTCATCATCATTAATTGCATTATCAATAACTTCCATATATTCCTTCCCATAATAAACGACATAGTATTAGAATGTTGGTGGCACTTGACCATGCCCACCACCGCCTGCTGCTGATGTTAATGCAGTAAGCTGTGTTGCTGTTGTGTTAGAAGCATAAGCAAATTCTTGTTTGTGAGCAACATAATTAACTGTATCATGGCCTCCAACAATTATTCCAGTAGTATTAGTTGATGCACCATAACCACCGACTACATAAGTAGCTAAATCACCATGATCTGCTTGTGTTGCACCAGAGGCTAACTGGTATGAGTCAATTCTAGTATAGGTTACAGTATTACCTTGATTAGATGCTGAATTACCTCCAGCATTAAAACAAGTTGTATTATTACCAACAGTTATATGACCAGCACTAATCTCAGCCATACTATCTATATCTTCTCTAGTAGTATCATTAGCAAATGCAAATCGACAAACAGTTGCAACCGCTGTAACTACTGGATTATTACCACCACCAGATACTCCACCAAATGTATAACCATGAGTAGAATTTTGATGTGTTCCCATGTTTGCTTTTGCTATTTCTAAACCTATTGTACTCCCTGAAGATGATCCAGTAGCAAAAGCAAATTTATGACCATTACTTGAATGTCCTGTAATATTGAATCCTGTTCCACCTAATACATAAGCGTCGGTTGATGAACTAATCCCACCTGCTACTGTTTTATGTTGACCTGTATCTCCAATATCAACTGCATTACCTTGGCTTGAATATGAATATTTTTCAATAGTCGTTCTAAAAGTAGGTGATGAAGGAGTAACAGGATTAGGTATTGTACCAGTAGTATAAAAACCATCAGTAGTAGAAGAATTAGAACAACCACTACTAGCTCCACCGGCACCACCATCTTCGCATGTACCCCAAACTGATTCAGTAGAACTTGCAAAAGCATAATTAAAAATTTGATTTGTAGCAGCATTACCACGATTACCAGAAATTATAAATGCATCTCCAGGTCCACCGCCACCACCTGAACCACCACTACTTTGTCCCCAAGCAGGTAAACCACTTTCTAATTTTAACACTTCACCATCTGTACCTTTGGCAAGCTTAACATAATCTGTACCATCATAATATACAACATCTCCTGCTTCTGGTGTTCCTATTGACATCTTAGAGCCAGTTACAGAATTATCTTTTAGTATATCTGTTGTGATTTTTTGTATAGCCATTAGTAATCCTTAAGAAAACGAAAATGTTGGAGCTTGGCATGGTGATGATGCATTTTCTACTGTTATACCAAGATCAGCAGTTTGAGCTGCAGTTGTATTACTTGCAAATGAATATCCATTTACCGTTGTAAGAGCAACTGAACCAACATATGTATAACCAGTAATTTCATAGCCATGGGTTTGTGTTTGTCCCGGATACATACCAGTTCGTCCTACTGTTGCAATATCACCATGACTAGTACCTTGACCTGCTGATGCAAAAGAAATTTGTTCTATCGTAGTTACTTGCACACCTGGAGTGGGTGAATGAGAAGTAGAATGACCAGCATAAAAATATCCATGTGTGGTTGTGCTATGACCTATTCCTCCTGAACCACGATCATCACCTAAATTATCCCAACTACCTTGCATGCTATCACTTGCAAAAGTAAATCTATCTATTGATGTTGTTGGATAAGGATTTTGACTATTCTGATGCCCATAATGTCCTCCACCCCAATAAGCGTGTGTTTGTCCTGAAACACAAATTTGACCTGCCTTAGTATCTGAAAGATTAGCTAATCCCTCTGTAAAGGTTCCAGTTGCAAACTCTATTTTTCTAACAGGAGAACTAGCAATCGCATATCCGAAAGAAGAAAATTCACCTGAACGACCACCGCCTATATAACCATGTGTTTCAGATTCACAAGTAACATCTCCTTGACCAAAAACCAAAGTTGTAGTAGTACCAGCAGTTGAACAAATATCAGTTCCTCCATTTTGTGCAGTTGTTGCTGATGCAAATGCAAACTTTTCACAATGACTTCCATTGAATGGCGATGCATTACCTATAACATAAGCTTCTGTGGAGGAGTTCATCCCTTGAGTTGCTGATGAAATACTAGGTGCAGTAGTAGGTCCAACTGCTGCATTATGTCCTACGATTGCATGATTATCAGATGTAAAAGAATGATATAGTATTGTATTACCAGCAACGCCACCAAAATGTCCACCGTACTGCCAATGGTTTCCATGAAAGGGAAATCCAGGAAGAGCTCCACTAGGTATTCCACCTGTTCCTACACCCCAAGTAGGCAAACCACTTTCCAATACTAAAGTTTGACCAGGAGTTCCTATTGGAAGTTTAGTATAATCTGTACCATCATAATAAAATATATCTCCAGCAGCAGGAGTTCCTACAGAAATTTTTGTACCTGTTACTGCATTATCTTCTATTATATCTGTTGTGATTTTTTGTATAGCCATTAGTAATCCTTAATGTGTCGTTGGAACTTGAGATCCCGCTGCATCACCATTTACTGTAAATGTAAGATCAGATACTTTTGTAGCAGTAACATTACTAGCAAATGCATAACTATTAATATCAGTAAAAAGAGTTCCAGTAAAATTGGTTCCTCCGATTGAAAATCCGTGTGTTGTATTTTGAGCTCCTTCATCACTTACTGTCCCAGCATTGGCTATATCACCATGATTTGCTTGTTGATTTCCAGATGCAAACGCAAATTTCTCTATTACTGTCTTATGAGGATACGGTGATGATTGAGTTTGTATATATCCACCATATACAAAACCATGTGTCGTACTAGACGATTGTGAACCACCTTCACAAGTTTCACTTAAAGTTTCTGGACTAGCTGCCATTGTATTAGATGCAAAAGTATATTGATCTATACTTGATAACGTAGCTTGTCCACCACCAGTATTCGGATCTGTATATCTTCCACCTAACCAAAGACCTATTGTTCCATTACTAGTAGCCTTTACAGCCATTTTGTTTGTAGATAGATTTCCAACATCTACTGTAATATTTTCACTTGCAAAAGCAATTCTGCGATTCTGACCATGTGGTAATGCCCAACCACCGCCACCACGACCACCAGCCATAACACCGTGGTCTGAACTATCTGTACCTGTTGATGATGAAGTAAACCAACCTCCGCCACCACTTCCTACATTAGTTAGAGAAGTAGGATTTGCTGAATCTGTAGCTGATGCAAAAGTAAATTTTTCACAAGTGTCCGTGTGAGTAGTACCATTTACAATTCCACCATTAAAATAAGATGCCGTTGCAGAATTAGTTACTGTAAGACCCCATACATAAGTGCTGATAGAAGTACCACCAAAAGTTCCTCCTGTAGCAACAGTTTGAGTGCTGCCTGAACTAAAAGCATAATATACTAAATTAGAAGTTTGAATACCACCCTGGGTTCCACTAAATAACCACGCATTACCAGATGTAGGACTACCACCACCTCCAGAAGGAGTACCCCAAGCTGGTAAATTACCATCTACTATTAACTCTTGACCATCTGTACCTTTAGGTAATTCAACATATTTTGAACCGTCATAATATAATATATCTCCGGCTGCAGGACTTCCTACAGAAATCTTAGTTCCATCTACTGCATTATCTTCTATTATATTTGTTGATATTTTCTGTAATGCCATTTTAATTTACTCAATTTCTGTTAAATTGATTTTATATTTTTTACCAGTAATATTATTTAATAGAAAAAGATTCTCATCTCCTTCTTCAAATGTCCAAGAACCAGATGTTCCATCTACACTATTACCATTTCGGTGAGTATTATCTAAATGCAAATCACCTGTTTTTAAATCTTGAACAACGATTGCAGTACCTTCTGCTTTGATAGTTGCATCATCACCCATGTAGAGTGTATTAGACCCAAGATACATATCTCTAATTTTAAATTCAGCTGAACCTATATCATAAGTATCATGTTGTGATGGTAAAATATGATTAGTAAATTTATGACCATTAAAATCTAAAACACCACCGAGTTGCGGTGTCGTATCTTCTAGTAAACTACCAATACCATTTGTTATTACTAAATGTAAAACTTTAACTTTAGAACCATTACCGGGTGGTGAACTTGGAAAATCAATACTAGTTGTAGTTGGTAAAGTATATGAACCTGTAGGTTGTGCTACACCATCAACAAAAACTAATACTGCTTCTTTATCATTAGCTTCATTAGTAAGTGGTGAAAATGTAGTTGCTGTTCCATCACCAATAAAGTTATCTTCTATAATACTGGTGTTTACTCCCATATGTAACACTCTAATAGAATCACCAGTTGCAGGTGGTGCTGAAGTAATATCAATAGTAGTTGGTGTTGGTAAAGTATATGTTCCTGTTGGTTGTGCTACACCTTCAATAAAAACAAGTATTTTTTCTTCACTACTAGCTGAAATACTTAAAGTAAATGTTGTGGTTGTTCCATCACCTGTGAAAACATCTTCCACATATGTAGAATTACCACCACCACCTCCTGTACTTGCAGCCCATTCAGGAGCAGTAGCACCACCATTCATTGTTAATACTTGACCAGCTGTACCCTTTCCCAACCGAACATAATCCGTTCCATTGTAATAAAGCGTATCACCAGCTGCATCACCACCCATTGCGATATGTGTTCCATTAACTTCATTAGTTGCGATGTCTTGTGCAACAATAACACCCGGTGCAATCATTGCTGATGTAATTGCATTATCAGGAATTTGAATATTTCCTACGGTACCTGTAACATCACCACCAACAGGTTCAGCAGAAATATCAGGAGTAGGTACAGTTCCAAAAGATATAACACCTGCACCATTTGTTTTTAAGAATTGGCCATTATTACCGTCATTCAGATTTAACTCAGTAATGCCAATCGTATTAGCATTAATCTGCGCATTGGCAACAGTACCCGACAAATCTCCACCGACAGGTTCAGCAGAAACATCAATAGTTGAAAATGTAAGACCATTCATATTATCAACTGATAATACTTGTCCTGCTGAAGGTGGTGTAATTTGATCTACTTTTAATTGTGGAATACCTACAGCATTATTAACATTTGTCATATCCTCTTTTGCTAGAGGATGTCCACCAGCTGTCGCCTTGTCATGTACGACAACTGTATCCTTATCAGTATCAACTGTTATCTCACCGGTCTCCCCGACAAAAATACTGTGATTAGATGTTGTACCTCTTCTTATTTGTACTAGTTTAGCGGGCATAATCTTTAACCTTATTTTTTATTATTTATACGCGACATCTTAAAGTAAATCGTAATCCTTGACCAGCAGTACCTGTACCAATCTGCGTTACTTTAAATGTTATCCTATCACCAGAAACAAATGAAGCAAGATTAGAATCTATCGTACCACTTGATAATGATTGAACATCTTGTGCAAAGAATGGTTTATTAACACCAGTATATATTGATACTCCATTTTTTTCTATATCACAAATAACAGGTTGTGTTGTAGCTACAACATCAAGAAATCCTGCTTCACCTTCAATAGTACCTGAACGAGCCATAACCAAGTGTCCATAAGTACCAACTTCCAAATCTTCTGCTACTAAACTTGTATCATATCCTCCAACAAATCCAAGATCGTATGGAAGATGTGTAACAGCTGCACCATTGAGTGCTGGCAAAGTAGTTCCTGATAATTTACTTGCATCCATTCCAATAATCTTTTCATCTGTTATAGTAGCATCTGATATTTTTATATTGGTAATAGAATTAGCTGCAATCTTAGAAGCTGTTACTGCATTAGCTGCTATCTCTAATGAACCAACCGAATTAGCAACAATTTGTGCGTTATTAATTGTACCAGATAAATCTCCACCTAATGCATATTCAGTTAATAAATCTCTGAATACAAGTGTACCACTACCATTAGTTGTAAGAACACTATTTGCAGTAGAATCAACAACATTAAGTTCTGCAACATTAATTGTATTTGCAGCTATCTGTGCATTAGCAACAGTACCAGTTAAATCACCACCGACTGAAAATGCAGCGGCAGTCTGATCTATAAAACTTAATGTACCATTTCCATCCGTAGATAATACTTGTCCACTTGTTCCATCTGCAAAACTTAACTGTGCAATACCAATAGTATTAGCAACATTAGACATATCTTCTCTTGCCAACGGAAAACCACCAGCCGTTGAACCGTCATGGACAACAACAGTATCTTTAGCGGTATCAACCGTTGTTTCACCTAAAGCTCCGGTAAATGCGTTGTGATCTACCGTTGAACCTCGTCTTAGTTGTACTTGCTTAGCCATATTATTTTCCTTGTCTATACTCTAGTCTTTAACAAAAATCTTAAACCTGCACCAATATTACCAGCCGTTGAACCAATAGCTGTTACTTTAAAAGTTATTCGATCACCAGAACTAAATGACAGTTGACCACTATCCAATACGCCTGCTGTCATATTATTACTATCTATAACAAATTGTGGTTTGGTTGCATATATCGTAGTACCATTTTTTTCTATGTCAATAACAACAGCAGCTCCAAGAGCAACAGTCTCAAGGTGTCCTACTTCTCCATCAAATACACCATTTCTTCCCATAATAAGAACACCATAAGTACCAACTTCTAAATCTTCTAGTGCTAAGTCTGCATCATAACCAGCATTAAATGCCATATCATAATGAAGGCCTGTAAGACTTGAACCATCAATAGCAGGTAAAGCACCAGTTAATTTACTTGAAGCCATACCATTAATTTTAACATCAGTTATTGCATCATCAGCAACCTTAGTTGTTGTTACATTTAAATCTGCGATCTTGGCTGTTGTAATATTATTATCAGCGATCTTGGCTGTTGTTACATTTAAATCTGTAATCTTATCTGTGGTTACTGAATTGCTAGCTAGTTTAGTTTCAGTTACATTTGCGTCAACAATGTTTATTGTGGTAACTGCATTAGTTGCTAAGTTTGCAGCCGTAACAGAAGTATTAGCAAGTTTTATATTTGTAACTGCTCCATCAGCTAACTCAGTTGTACCAACTACATTGGCAACGATTTGTGCATTACTAACAGTACCAGATAAATCACCACCCATTGCTAGAGATGGAATTGTTGGTTGACTTGTAAAACTAAAATTTCCATTACCATCTGTTTGTAATACTTCACCAGCATTACCATCTGAAAAGTTTAATTGTGCAATACCAATAGAGCCAGCAACATTAGACATATCAGCTCTTGCCAACGGATACCCAGTTGGAAGATTTACATCAAGAGTAGCCCTACCATCAAGGTCTGTTCCATCATGGACTCTAATAGTTTTATCTGTAAGGTCAACAGTTATTTCACCTTCCTCACCAGGAAAGTTTTTATGTTGGTCTGTGGTACCTCTTCTTATCTGAACAATTTTAGCCATTTTGTTTTCCTAATAAAGTCTTAAGCATTTCTTTAAGATCAGCAATATCTTGTTTCATATTATTTATATCGTTAATCTCATCCATTTTTTTCTGTCTTGCAAGTTTATAATTTTCTAAAGCACTTCTATTTGTGTTAAGAATTGCTTTAGAATCTATATCACGAACATATTTTGTTTCTTTTACTTTTATAGTTTCCATATTAAGCCAATGCGATTGCCCTTAAATCTTTTATTAATGGGACTCTGGTTGTTTCACTTGATGGTGCTGTCATAACAATTTTAACTGCAAATATCTTAAAATTTTCATATATAACAGAATTTTGTGTATATGTTATATTTCCATCATTTGTATTAGGAACAAACTCAAGTTCTAAATATTCACTCTCATCATCTGATATAGATTTACTATTTACATTAGAAGCTTCTTTCATCAAAGTCCAAGCCTTGTTATCAAACAAATCACTATCAAACTGTGATAATACTTTATAGTAAACAGCAATCTTAGAATTACCTTGTCTATTAGCTGTCAAGAATACTTGCAAGCTTGTTGCATCAAACCCATCTTTCAACGTAACCCTTCTTGTAATATACCTAGCTGTTGCATCACCACCTGATAGAATACCATCAGTATCTGCTGTATCATTAATAATATTTTGAATAGTAATAACACTATTCCTAGCTGTATCAATAACTGGACTAATATATTTACTTGATGAAGAAAGTGTAGCTCTCGATTCAAAAGAGCCTTGTGTAGATCCCTCAACTTCTTTTCTTGAATCTAATATAAAATTAGTATTCTGAATAAGAGGACGATACTCAACATCAAAACTATCATCACCTTCATCTTTCATTTTAACGCCCCACTTAATATTAGTTTTATTAATTCTAATTTCTTGTGGAACAAGTTGAATAAGATCAGCCTTAGCATCATAAGAGACACCTGCAAAATCTCTGAATACAGCATTACCATCAGTATTAGTAACAAACTCTGCTATATTAATATTGAATGATAAATCTTGATTTTGTTCTGGTGTCCACGTTGAAGCATTCTGTGATTTAAAGAATACACCAGCATAAGGTTGCTCAGATATTTTTCTATCTGTGCCAACAATATTCTCACCCATCTCTGCAATATAAGTTTCATATTTCAAACTATTACTAATTACAACTATTGAATACTCACCAGGTTGTAAATAAACTAATGATGGAAATGCAAACTTTGTAGCTACACTTGCATCTTCACTTACAGTAATATCAGCAGGGAATTTTGTAACATTAGAGAATGGAACAATCGTCTGTGCAGGATAACCATTCAATGTATCTCTGATTTGTAATGTAACAGGAATACCATCTTCATCTTTCGTCTTGAAGAATAATTCAACATCTGTTAGAAATACTCCATCTGGATATAATGCAGGATCAACCAAGAATGTTTCTGCAAGAGGATCAACCCATCCAACTGTATTAACACGATTGAATGTATTTGTAGTTGTTCTAAACTCTGTAGCACTACCCTGTGCAAATGTTTGGATTGTTGGAACCCTTGTAGATAGAACAACATTCTCTCTTGTTTGTAGTAGGCCTTGTGCTTGATAAACAACTTCAGCATAAGTACCAGCTGTAATCAAATCACCAACTTGGTTATCTGTTAATAAGAATTGTCTTTCACCAGTTCTAAATCTCAATGTATCACTATTAGGAATACTAAAAGTTAAGTTACTAATAGAACCAGCATCATCTGTAAAAATAGCACCACCTAAAGTTCCACCATTAGGAGTACAATAAACATTAACATCTTCACCATCAAAACGTGCATACACTCTTGTATTAGGTTTCATGCCTGTTACATCAACAGTAATATCTCTAGCACGAATAAATGGTATAACAGAAACATCAACCACTCTATCACCAATGCTATTTCTTACAGTATCAACACCAGTAATCTCATTACGAATACCAGTTCTTGTTTGTGTTACTTCACGTTCAACTGTCTGATTAACTTGAATAGCATTTCCACGTCGGAAAGAACCACTTTGAGCAACTACTCTTTCTCGGCCTGTACCAAGTGTTTGCCAATCATTAAATTGTGTACCAAACGCTAAACCAACTAAACTTGACCATGCATCATTCTCACCTTGAAGATTGACAACAACTTCTGGATTTGTTGATGTATCAATCCAGTTATCATTAGGTGGTGTTAGATCAACAGTACCAACCCATGCTAATACTGCAAATGGATTTATGTTTACTGCTTTACTTGCAATAGGTTGTTTAATAAATGGTATAGTATTATATGGTAATGTAATACAATCACCAGTTTTTGCAACACCCGTTGATGCTTCTTCTTTATATTCAACATCTACAATATTAGAAGAAAATCTTGGTCTTAAAATCTTATCATCAAAGTCTATTGAACATTGATAGTCTGGATTTAAAACATTACCAACACTATGGCCATTAAATCCATCAACCAATATTCCATTCTTAAATCTATCTAATCCAGCAGTATCTTTAATATCTAATGCTTCTGCATCTTTTTCCAACAATGATAGTGAAGTGTAATACTCAACATTAGAAATTCTTTTTTCTAGTTTACCAATATCTCTCATTGTATATCTTTTATTTTCGATATACTCTGCTCTAATATCTTTTGCATTAAATGTATAAGCTGGAATATTAAGAGTATAGAGATTCATTGTACCATCAAGTGTAGCAGGCGGTGTTGCTGTTAAAGAAGAAACACCCGTATTATCACCAAATTTTCTTTCTTTACTTAAATAGATTGTATCTACTCTTGGAAGGTAATAACTATAATCCGAAGTGAAATCTTCATTTGGCACTGGTAACTCAATATTTTCTATTGTTGTACCACCATCTACTCGTCTTGGTCTAAAGTCAATACAATCTCTAAGTTCTAATTCATCACCTGATACTGGACTTGTAAATGCTGGAATGTCAGCAAAGCTTACTGAACCAGTATAAGAATCAACAGATAAATAACCATTACCAGTATGTGTAAAATAATCAAAGACAGCAGAGATTTGTCCGGTTGGTGCTGTTTGTCCTGACTTTAATTTAACTCCACCATGATCGTAAATATTATCTCTCTGTCCATTATCCAACATATATCTTGATGTAACATCTGTACTACCAGCATTAACACCAGAAACAACTTTAGTAAATCCAGTAGTTGCACCTGTAACATTTTCAGAAGAAACAAATGTTCCAGATACAGGAACATAAGTTACTGATGTTGTACCAGAATCACCTACAATAACTAATCCCTTTGCACCAGATGTTTGACCAGTAATAGTTTCACCACGCTGTAATGATTGAGCAGTGCTTGCAACAGTAAGTGTAGGTAATGTAGGTGCAGTATTAATATCCCCAGAATCATAAACTGCACGAAGCTTCCAAATATCTGAAAATCCCAAACCATCCCAAACACTATCAGAGGTAGCTGGTGTAGCAAAAGTTTTTACTTCACTAGCTACTAATGACTTTACTCTTTCTTGTTTACTACTAACATTTAATGTTGCAATAATTTCTGCTTTGAATGTTCCACCTGTACCAGTTACGCCTGTATTAAAAGTTGCACTTGTACCTGTATTTGAAATAACAATAGTACCACCTTGGTCGAAGCGAACAATAGAACCTGCTGCAAGACCTGAACTTTCAGGATCCTTAACAACAACTAAATAATTTTCTCTTGCATTACTATCAGATAATGTTGAACCCGTACCAATAAATTTTTCAGATGAACCAGCACTTGATATAGCACCAGTACCACCACTAAATTGAACGCCAAGTCCTCCGCCATTGAAAACTCTTTTAATTGGATAGCCTGTATCTATAACATCATTCAACCCACGAATAGATTTAATAACATCTTGGGGATATTTAAAAACAAGACTATTAAAATTAGATTCATTTAATACTGTATCTTTAGAAGGATCAGTACCACCAACTTTACCAGTAACATCAATCTCTGCACTTGCTCTTAATGCAACAGGAGTTGCAGTTGCATCAACTGGAATAACAACAGACTCAATATTCTCAAACTTATCAGATGTCAGTTGCACATCATAAATATATAAATTAAATATTCTATTTGCACCACTAGTAGAAGAAGAAAAATCAATACTTCTTACTTTAGCTGTTCCTATCTTCTTATCTGCATAAGTTGTTGGATTAGTTAAAACAGGATTAGCAATGCTATGTAAATCAACTTCTTGATGTTCACTAATATTAAACAGGCCAACAAGATTTTTTACAATAACATAATTTCCAAATTGCATTAACCGACTAAAACCATTAACATTAACAATTTCTCTAGCTTTATCTAATTCTAAATCTTGAGATACTAATGTCTCAAATTCAAAACCTTCAATAAATGCTTTCCCGGGATCAAGTCGTACAATAAATTTTTCTTCATTTGTAGGATGATCTCTTAATTGTATATTAAATGATCTTACTGTATAGCTACCAGACTCATCAAAAGTTCGTCTTGCAAAAGTTTCTTCCAATACAGAATAGATAGGAACTTTAATATCTTTTTCTTTAACACCTTTATTAACTCGGAGTAGTTCATAGAAATCTACATCATCTTGTGAGTCAAGTGTTTTCTTTGTAAGTGTTAGTGAAAATTTCAAACGATCTGCACCAGGTGCGGCAAAGTTTGAAGAACCCTGTGCATTATCAAGTAATGATATATCACCACCAGCATTAACTACTGTCTCAGTAACAGTCAATCCAATCTTATAAGAAGGATTGTCAAAATATTTATCCAGTATTAATGTTTGTGCAGGTACTTTAATAAAGTTACCATTGATATAAAATACACCTTCTGATATTGATGTAGAACTACCTGTTCCAACAGCTGTAGAAAGAACACTCTCACCAGTTGCATTAACACCACCAGCTGGAGCAGCTGCAATCGTTACAGTTGGTGTGGCTCCACCAGAAGAAGTGCTATAACCTGCACCTTGATTGACAACAGTTATTTCTGTAACAACTCCATTTGTAATAGTAGCAAGTGCTGTTGCGTTTGTACCACTACTAGGTGCATTTGCAATCGTAATTGCTGGAGGTTCAGTATATCCAGCACCACCATTAGTAATTGTAATAGAACGAATACTGGTAGGCTCAGCATCAACAATTTCTGCTGAGATACTACGATCTGTAGCATACAATCTTTCACCAGCTAGAAAGGCAGGAGATGTTTCTAATGTACCTTGAGCAGTTGCACCAGAACCAGTACCACCTGTTAGTTGAACAGTAACAATAGGTTTGCCATCAGAATCAGTAGCATTTGAAGCGTAACCTGATCCACGATTTATAATATCAACACCAATAACAACACCACCACTAATGATTGCCTCAGCTTCTACTCCTGTACCACCACCTGCTACAGCTACTGCCGGTGCTACTGTATATCCACTTCCTTGATTTATTACTCTAATGCCCTGTACTTTATCTGTCTGTGAACCACCCGTGATGTATTTTACAAATAATGTATCAGGATCCCCAGTTGTACTATCTACTGCCGAAGTACCAAGAACCAGAGCTTTGGAACCGGTCTGTGTTCCAACGATTGTCTTTCCTACAAAATTAGCTACATTAATATCAACACCATTATATTGTGGTTTGAGTTTAATGTATTCATAATCCAAATTTAAAACAAGTTCACCACCAGATACTTTACTTCCATTTTTAAAAACATGATCTCCAAATTTCTTTACTTGATCTCGGAGTATGCTTTGTTGAGTAGTTAGCTCTCTAGCTTGTACTGGAAGCGATGGCTTATATAGGACTTGATGATAATTTTTATCATCATCAAAGTCGTCAAAATAAGGACTCTGGTTTGTATTGATTGTAATATTATTCGACATAGTAAGGCCTTTTTAAAATTCAACTACAAGTTTAACATCTTCAGTAGAATCAGTTGATCTATGAATAGGAGGTCGATACTCTGTGTATAACATAATTCCAGTATCTTCCGTGATTTCATTTTTAGCATATGTATCAGCAGTAGCAAGAGTATTTTGCAAAGTTTTTGGATTAACCAATACATGAACCTTTCTGAAATCTTCATCAATAGGTAAATCAGTATTAGCAGCTCCTCTTAGACGAGCATTCATCATAACAAATGCTCCACCCAATTCTCCAACTGGATCGCTACCATGACCACCTTTAGGATTTATAACAACTTTTAATATAGCACCAGCACCAGAACCACTAGTTACTTCTGCTGTAGCTTGACGATAACCTGTTCCCTGATTTGGTGTTCTATTAACAATAGTAATTTCTTCAATAGCTCCTGTTCCATCAGTCTGTCGTGAAACTCTTGCAGTTATTCCAGAACCACCACCAGATTGTCCACCACTAGTACCATCAATAGTAACGGCTGGTCGTACTTCATAAACACTTGCTGTTGTTGGTAGATTATTAACATCCCAAGCAGGTGATACTGTTGCCAATCTATCAACGGCAATATAATCTGTAACAGTTGTAAACTGTCCTGCACCTGGCCCACTTGTAATGTAGATTGTCATATCTTTATAATAATCATCAGTTGTTCCATCTGCTACTTGTGTAGTATTATTATTTGGATCAGCTGCGTTTTGTAAAGATATTTTATCTGGATTGTTAGCTGCAACATCTGATACTGGTTGACCAACAGTTGATCTATAACCTGTACCACCAGCAGTAACCTTAATATAATCTATTGAACCATCTATAGCATTTTGTTGAACATCCCATTGCTTTGTTCCATCATCAGCTGTTAAGGTCTTGGTTGGAATCCAATCAGCTGTAACATATTTCAAAACATCTGCTTGCTGGACTTCAAACATAAACTTCCATACATATCCATCTGCATCTGTCTTGGTCAATCCTTCACTATTACCTGTTGGTTTTACAGTAGAAGCTGCACCATTATTATTACTGATACACTTATATACTCTAAATTCATCAGTAAAAACATAAAATGGTGTTTCGGACACACTATTAGCAGGATTAATATTATCAATAATATCATCCCTATCATGGCTGTATTCACGATATATAGTACCACTTGTCCAATCATATCTAGCAATAACATGAGAAACATCAGTTATTCGTTTAATAGCACGGATGTCGTCCCAATGAAAAGCAGAGGCTTGAGTCGTATCAACTGGCAATGGAATATTAATATCACTTGCTGGATTGCCATCTGTTACTCTAAACTCAGCAAGGTTATCCGCAGTAGTGCCACTCCAAGCATCAGTCTTACCAAAAGCTAGATAAATGTTATTTTTTCTGGTATTAGTACCAGATACGGTCTCAGTAAAACTCTCAATGAAGTTATCTGCCTGAAACTTTCTGAAACTATTATTGATTATTGCACTCATGTTATAATTCCTTTTTAGATTGATTTATACTTGCTATATTTATAATACTTTTTAAAGAATTTTAAAATTATACTGGTGTAAATGGTAATGCTACATTTCTACTGCCATTTGCCTCAAAATCTGTCTTATATTGTGTTATCATTGTATTCATACTTCTAACTGTTTTTAAACCACCTAAATAGCTATAAGTAAATATTTGTTCTGTTGAATAGTTTGATATTGCTGATTCTGCTTGTCTGAATATAACAGCAGTAGCAGTTGCTGTCGTACCAGAAACAGGTGCATCTATCGTAATTGTTGGCAAACTGGTATATCCTGTGCCAGCATTTGTAATATTAATATTAACCACTTTATCAGCATCTGCTCCTGTACCCATAACAGCAATAGCAGTAGCTTGTGTTCCACTAGCAGGTGCTGAAATCGTTACATTTGGAACAGTTGCATATCCTGAACCTTGCTCGAATACTACCATTTTGTCAATCATACCATCAGTCATATACTGACTATATCCTGGTTGTTTATTAAATTTATGATTATCAAAAGTTCGTTTAATCGGACCTAATCGTTTCTGTGTATAAGACTTTGGATTTGGAAATACTATACCATAATCTTCAGCAGTTTGTGTTGCTGTTTGATCTGGGCTACCATAATCAGCATCTGGTTGTGATGTTCCAATATCTGTATATCTATAATCACTAATTCCATCTAGTTTTTGCAATTCTTGAATATGTAAATCTTTTTCATAATTTTGACACTTGGTTGGCTTGAAAGTGAAAATCTCATTTGTGATTAACTCGTAATCTTCCATCTGAAGATCAGTAAGACCACTAGTTACATCTGTATCAGTAATCAGTCCAAAGTTTGTTGGTGAACAAATACCTATTTCAAATGGAAAATTAACATCACCAACACAACCAAGATTAACAGGTGCTATAGTAGCAGCCGCTTCTGTAATAGTTCCAAAATCATCAGTATCACCAACAGCAGTTGATAATGTTTCTACGCCAGGCTGATAATCTTCATTTGCAGGATCAGTAGCTTCTGACTCTGTAATGAGACTATAATCTATTGTTATGTGAGTTAAATCAAATCCACCGTAATCATCAGCTTCTCTATAATCTCTTATATCTTGTTCGGCATCACAAGTCTCAATATCCAAGTCAAGAATAACTGGAGGTCCAATACTTTCATCATGGAAGATAATAGTATATCTATCCAATGTATCTGGAATAATATTAGTAAGACTTAGTTGTAATGGAATATTTGATATTAATTGGTATCTACCAAATAATGCAAGGCCTGCTGGATGGACAACACGTTTAACAACATCTCTCCATTTGTCAATCGTATGGCCAGATGCAATCTCATAAGAGAATAATTGATAAAAGAAACTATCTTGAATATACTTGTCTGAACTTAACCAACCATCTTGAGATGCAAAGTTAGGAGTTGGATTTTCATTATATCCACCTACATTAACAATAGCTGTTGCATTACCAGAACCTAAACCAGTCAAATCAAGTGTTGGTGCTGGAGCATATGCAAAACCGGAATTAACAACTTCAAAAGATTTTATACCTCCAATACCAGTACCTGCAATATTAAAAACTATATCTGCACCTGTTCCAGAACCACCAGAAATAGTTGGAAGGGCAGTATAACCAGAACCAACATTCTCCATCCAAAGTCTTAATATTGTTCCATTAGTATCAACTTCTTTAACACAAAGACTTGCTGTTCTGCCATCTATTTCTAATTTACCTGTATTGTCAATAGTAAGTTTATCACCTGTCTTATATCCAGTACCACCATTATTAATTGTAACTCCACTCATTGAACCCGTATTCAAATCTCTAATACGAATAAGACCACCAGACCCAAGACCACCACCTGACAATCTAACAATTTCTCCAGCTGTATATAATGTTCCAGGATTTGTTATTGTAACATTTGTAATAATAGAACCAACATTAAAATTATACAAACCATCTGTTATTACTTCATTAGCTTCAAAGACACCCAAGACACCAGATAGATAAAGTGTACTTACACGATAACTACCAATAAACTCTGTTATTGAATTTTCAACAACTGCTGTTGCACCAGATGTTTGACCAGTAATCAGTTTACCAACAAGCTTACCAATAGTACCATCCGGGTCTATCAGTCTTAATACTTTACTTGTATCATACTTACCATCAGATACTCTTAAAATATCTTCACGAGGTAAACTAATTGTAATTTCTTCTTGATACAATAATCGAAATAAAAATTCAAATGATCTTGTTGTTCCCTTTGTTCTATAAAAATCCCTAAGACGTTTTAATAGAAATGGTTTATTGACATTAGTAAAGATTGCTTCTGGTATATCTTCACCAAACTGTTTTTTAAAGTATTGTAAAAACTCTGTAACAGTTTTATCAATATTAGCATAGTTATCAAGATTACCAAGAATCTCATGGGCCTTGCCAGGCTGTTCCATATATTCAAAGTAAGCCTCCATAAAAGAAACAAAGGTCTCATGGTCTTTCTTTACAAAATCAGGTAACTGACTTTCTATTCTAAGACTTACCTTATCCTCATATGGAGGATGTATTGGATGATTTGGCGTTACTGTACTCATATTAGATTAATGTTTCTGCTACCATGTTAATTGTTATTGATGTTGCTTCTGCTGAGTCATAAGTTAAAATCTGTTCTCTCAATGGTGTTATATCACTATTATTAATTTCTGGTGTTACAGTAAATTTTACATGATTACTTCCGTCAACAATAGATACCGGAGTAAATTTATTTACAACAACTTTTCCAGTATCATAATCTATTGTTCCATGATTAGTAGAACCGTCAGCTTGTATTAAAAACTGTCTAGGCTCGGTAATTACAGTATCGACACATCTAGCTGCCATAACATTTCCTTTACTATCATCAACAAAACAATATGTATTACCATCTGTTCCAGTAAAGGTAGTAGAATGAACACTTCCCTTTTCTAACTGATTAGTAAAATACATAGTAAAATTCTCTGGAACATTTAGAGCTGTTGGTATCATTCGCTGTTGATATTTTACCAATGTTTTATTATTTCTAATAGAGTTATTAGTATTATCAATAGCTTGTACTAATTTTGAATGACGAAATTTCTGATCGAATTTTTCCAGATTTGTTTGAACATAACTTTTTATAGCTGTATCAATATTTGTCTTTAGTGTATTCTCGTCTGTTAAATTTTTAATTGGATCATAATTTATAGTAGATTCAATAACAAGATAAAAGAAAATAGGATCGACAATAACTGGCTCAACTGTTACAACATTTACATTTTTTAGTATATCTCTTTTAATAGATTCTTTAGCATTCTCATTTAAAAAATTATTTCCAAATATCTTAACTGCAACAAATACTCTACCATACTGGACTGTATCTGCATCCTCACCACCATATACTTTTACTGATTCTATATCAGGACGCTGTTCCAATAAAAGAGCTTGATAGTCAAACTTTGTTGTAGCTCTTCTTTGTGCTTGATAAAGTTTTGGTGCTTGGAAACGTAATGATTCTATACTCTGAATCTCGGCCCCACCTGTTGCAACTTCAGTTGTAGTCAATACATATCGTTCAGAAGATAAACCAGCAACACTACCAACAGCAGTAAATGCAGCTGCAAAATTAGCAGCAGCTCCTTTTGTTACAACATATTCAACAAAAATAACATTACCATCTGACAATGCACTACCTATCGTTCCATCACCAAAAGAAATTTCATATAATTCATCTTCTACTTCTTTAGTAAAATAAACTTTATCTGTTCCCTTGATAGTTGTAACATCTACTGCATTACCATCTGTGTATGTAAAGACCTCAGTATCACTAACAGATTTTTGAACTTTTACAGAAAGAGTGCTAAGATCAACATTTCTATTTGGAATAACAAATCTTTGTGTGGTATCAACTGCATTAACTACAAAAGCTTTATTTAAAATTTGACCTTCTACAATTTCTAAATCAGTAATAGAATATGTACCCGTAACAGAACGTGGAATAGCCGTAGTTGTATTTGTCGTAAATGTATAAGATACACCATCAATACTTGTACTGAATTTAGTATCTTTTTCTATGGTTAAAGAAAGTGGAGTTCCTACTGGTGTGAACGTCATACTAATTTTAGCCTTTGCAGCTTTCTTAGATGTGCTATGTACGTTGAGATGTTGAGAATGTGATACAACTGATTCTCTTAGTGAGGAAGAATCCAAGAACATTTCGTTACCAAGCATATTAGCATAATAACTCATATAATGTGTATTATAAGCAAGCAAATCTAATAATACTGCCATACCACTACCTTCAAAATCATAATCTTGAAATTCCACTTGGCCCTTCAAATATCCAACTAAGTTTGATTTAATAGTATCAAATTCTAATTCTGTTATTTCTAATTTATTTGAACTTGGCATTATCTAAGCCTCTCTAAAAATAATTCGATTGTTACAGGATCAGCTACATTAATGACCCTAAAAGTAATTGTTACATTAACTCCATTTCTATCTGGCTTAACAGAAACAAAAACATTTATTACTTCTGCACGTGGCTCAAAATTTCTAATAGTATTTTTAATAGCATACTCTATATCAGCCTTAGTTCTTGGAGTAGCATTTTCAAATAAATATCTTGTAACACCACCATCTATCTCTGGTTGAAATGGACGCTCATACCGATTAGTGAGAATCAAGTTTCGGATTGATCTCTTTACAGCCTCTACATCTGTCTTTTTTACAATATCTTTAGTAGTAGGGTGCTTGATAAAGTCTAAATCAAGATCACTCCACCTTCTAGTATTGGTGCTGAGGCCTTTTGTAAATATCATTTTTTTTAACCTTTTTCCTTGTATTGCTATTTTTTTTGTGTTATTATTGATATGTGGGTGGGTTCAAGTTTACTTTCTTCCCTGTCCCCTATAGCGTTTCCAACATCTTCTCTTATGTTTATTCTTTGGTGTACTTCTTGTTGGATGAGCTCCAATAGATGTAACTTTCTTAACACGTTCTTTCTTTACTGATTCTAATCCTTTAGCTTTAGCCATTGTGTCTCCTTATTTTGCAATAACAAATTTTCCTGATTGAACGGATCTACTTGAAGTATAAGCTACTAATTTT